CGGCAATGATAGTATTTTAATTCCGTAGAATAGTCAACTTTTCGCATCTTGATGACCAACCAAGACATATGTCCTTTTATTTTCTGTGAGTGATGTATAGGTAAATACATCCAACACCCTAACTAAGACAAAACCACAACTTCACAAAACAAAATTTTACCCTAAATATTCCTCAGGTCCAAACGAACCTAAGTACGCTTCTTTGCTGGCAGCAAACGTAGCCAGCGCACGAATAATTCCCATCGGGGCGATCCGAAGTCCCTTCCTGATCCTGACAGCCTCAGAAAGCGCCTCCATCACGATAGAATTATCGTAATGCCGCAAATCATCCCGAAGTGACACCCACTTCTCTATCAAGCGTTCATCAAGCTTCTCGGAAGCAGCCACCGCATTAGAAACACTTTCTATCTTCCGCAGTGGATCCTGCACGAAATACCACCACCCGTCAACATAAAGCCAATACTTACTACAAACATACAAAATATCTGCGCCATACAGCTTCGCAGTCAAATTGAATGTCCATGCAAAACCCTCCACGACTTGGCTCACAGCCACTGGCTTATTTGCCTCCAAGGCAAAATCATCGCCTACGACATCCAACGTGATAATATCCTCCGCTGTCAGCCCTGCACTGTAGATAAGTGCTCCAAGACATACCAAACCATTGCGAAACAACGTCTTCCAAATCCCTGACAAACCTTGCATCATCACGTACACAACTATGCCGAACATCATAGACGTAGCCTTCTTCACCCCATGCGTCTCGGACCACTTCCGCAACGTCTCTTCATTCAACCCATGCCGACGGTAGAAACTCAATTCCACCAACTGAGCAACGTGTTCCAATGACCTATCGTAACACATAATGTCACCCTCATACGACCAAACCTGACCAGCCGTACTGCGAACTCCCTGACAAGAGTTAAACCACACCTCATGTTCAGCAGGAGAATCCCTGTTATTGAACGAAATATTCGGTCTCAACATCGCACGCATCGCTTTGAAGAACCGAGTCTGCATCGCAGAGTACTTCGCATTCACGGTCTTCTGGTCGCTATACATTATGGTCTGCGGCTGCTGCACCTTCTCTGCGGCGCCCGCGTCCATCGGGGGCTTCGCCAACCCCTTCACCATCAACAACCAACGCGACAAATCCTCGTCCGCTGTCGATACAAACTCATG